TTTCACAAGACATATGCCAATCGTAAGGATTGGCGTCATTATGATGGGCAAGGGTGAATGCCAGCAGCAGTGCTAACATTGGATGAACGTACTGGAGTATTATAACTCCTATGCACTATGTAGTCAAGTAGTTGTGTAACATGTGATACAGTTTTATAAAAACTTTAAGAAGTGAAAATTTTGCCGGATTTTTTTCCACCGATCTGGGAAATCACTTCTTCTTTTTGGTTTGGGGTGGTTTATTTCCCCACAGTTTTGGATTCATTCTACCTTCAGTCTGTGTCATGTTCACAAACCCACTCTTATATTTGTCGTAGTAGTAATCAAAGATGTCTACTTGTTTAGGAGCAACAGCAATATCGAATTTAGTTATATCACCTTCCACATACTCAATCAAATATGCAGTGTATGGAAGGGTCTTGTCTTCCGACAAAGATGCGTCACAATCGGGATGAATTACTTTCACGCTAGCACTACTCAAGAACGGTTCCCCCAAGTGATATCAGGATATGCTTTGGAAACAAGTTCCTTGCTAATCTTGTATTTTGTTTCTAGTTTTTTATCCTTAATCAAACAAACAATCTGTGCCTCAAGGGGGTGAAGACCAGAAAGAATGTTGATAAACATTGTTTCTCTACGGAGATTACTTAATCCAGGATTACCACCCTTTACAAAATTATAAAACTTTGTATATTCCTTACGGAGGGTAGTTTTCCCTTGATCATTTGCACCAAGAGAATGTGTTCCAAGTTCTTCCATCTTGGAAATGGCATCTTCAATTTTCTCAGAAAGAGTTCCTTTGAATCCAGTCTCTCCATCAATTGCTGCATAAGGAACATCTCCCTCTGGAAGCATAGAAACTACAGTCTCATCAAAATTCCAGATAAAAATGGTTTTAAGGCAAGGATGTTCAAACTTCTTCAATGCCTCTACTTTTTTAGCAACTGTGCGTTGCTTTCCCACAACCTCAAAGATTTCAAAAACAAAAGGATTATTTGGAAGGTCGGGAATAGGTTGTGGTGCCTTAGCGACCTTCGGTTTAGCGGCAGTTTTTTTAGGTTTCGGTGTTGTCGTCGCCACTTTCTTCGTCGTAGTCATGATAGTTTTCAAAATTAAATGCAATTACTTCATCGGGTATTAGGTTCCCGTTACCGTCAAACATTTCGGGATGAGGTCTGGGTACCTCCCGATAATTCATCATATATTCTCTAGCAGTCCAACCTCCAATTAGTCCCACTACAAGAAACAGGATGGTCAAGAATGAACCGAAGACTAAACTTACTGCTAACATTGTTCTTACCTCTGGGAACTAACTTTTCTTCCTTGACTTAAAGGAAAACTCGAAATAGATAGTTACTTCCCGCTTGAAGAAGCAAACCATCTTTTCAAATATGATGTGAAATGGTTTAGATTGCTTCTTTCCTCCATTAAGTATAAGATCAACCCCGCGATTAACTTCACGGTTCTTAATTTTATTTATATCTGGATCAGATAACTTTCTCTTCTCTGAGAAACTGAATGGTGTCAACGCATCCTCCTAACTTTCGATCATCACAAAGAACCTGTGGGAATGTTGAACCCTGCCCAAACTTATCATAGAATTCTTCCCGCGTAAAGTCCCTGTCAAGTTTATACTCAACAAATTTTTTACCAGTCATTTCCAACACCTGCATCACCTTATAGCAATACGGGCATCCGTTTTTTGAGTATACTAAGAAATTCATATCAAATTAGTTACACTCAATAATTATAGCACAAGTTTTTAAATACTAAACTTTGCTTTAAGATAATCTCTCCAAGCGTCTCGCGTTGTATTACTTATACTCAGATCTTTAAAATATGCTACTTCGGCATAAGCACCACTAAATCTGTGCCCAGAGTGAGATGCTCCTGTGAAGTTAAAAAGGTTTATAGCATCATAACTTCCAGAAATACTACTTGGCCAACTACTGGTTGATGCTTGTGTACTCCAAGATGATTGTCCCGCAGCACACCATTGAAGTTGACCACTAGAACCATTAGCTCCAGCTCTAAACATTAAGATTCCCTTTTGTGGGAAAGATCCTGGAGCATTAATTTTACCAATAATCTCACCGTAATTACCACCCCAGGTGTGGTCACCTGTCAAATCCAATGACCAACTTCCATCAGGTTGTCCATTCCACTGATGAACAAAACAAGCATCACCATAGTTAGAAGTGATTTGTGAAACCTTATCAATTACAGCGATGAAAGAAAATGCCTGACTAGCATTCCAGAATGATCCATTAGAATTGGTGTCTGCTGTCATATAGGTATAATTATTACCAGTATTACCAATAGATTTTAAATTACCGAATCTAGAATCACTTCCGTTATATGTTAAAGATCCGTTCTGTTCAGTGAAATTGACACTTCCACGTTCAGCAGTCCAAGTGCTTTGAGTGATGCCCTCGTTCTTCCACCAATGAGTTGCGTCATCTCCAGCAAAATTTACCGCACTGGTAACATTTTGCCAGGCAGTTCCATCCCAAGCTCTTAATTTATCATCAGCACTATTATAATATACGGATCCCTCATCACTCACCCCATAACCAGTTGGATCTGAAGTTAGTGTCCCTAAAATTCTTCTATTTCCTACGTAAATTGGTGACATATGATCCTCCGTTATGCGTCTACCCAAGCACTACCGTTATAAACTTTTAATTTATTAACGGTAGTATCATAATATTCATCTCCTTCTGCTGGAGCAGGAGATGTTGGAGCAGAACTTGATGCCGCATAGTACTTGCGTCCTCCAATATGAAGTGGCATCAGTCAACCTCCGTAAGATTAAATTTGTATTTCTTACCCGTTCTCCTATTTATTAGGAACAGGTCATCCTCACCCTCTTGAATTGTATATTGTCCCCAGGTTCCATCCACATCATTAGTAGAACCTTCGTTAGAAAGATTAAGGTCACCAGTGTATATGTTTGCCCAACGCTTGGAAGAAGATCCTAAATCATGAGTATTATCTGCTGCTGGGAAAACATTTCCACCAACATCGAGAGCACCTGCAGGTGCTGTAGAGTTGATACCTACATTGCCAGCAGCGGTTATACGCATCTTTGGCACTTTGCCATTTAAGTTGTCACCATTGGCATCTGTCCCAGCATCCGTAATAAAATCCATCTTGTTGCTACCACTACCACCATCACAAGCAATAACAAGTCTATCACCAGCTGCTTCGTATCCAAAATATCCAAGACCTTGACCAGTACTATGTGTTACAAGTAATGCATCACCTCCAGCACCGATTGTTAGTGCTCTTGTAGTGGTTGATCCACTATCTGTAAAATTACCTGAATCCGCCGTGGATCCCATCCTTAGATTTCCATCTATGTGAAGGGATTCAGTTGGATTTGTAACTCCGATACCGACCAGACCAGCAGAAGTTATACGAAGTCTCTCTTGATTACCGCCAGCATTACCATTTTCTCTAGTTGCAAAAGTTAAGGCTCCTGCCCAGTTATTATGTGTTGTATTCTCTTTGATACCACTAACAACCGCAAATGCCGTTGTGTTTCCATTATCATCTCTATATCTTCCTCCGAAGTTTATACCACCACCTGCAGTGCCTGAACCCGATGTATTAATGCCAGCTACAAATATGTTAGATGGGTTATTAGTAAATGTAGTATCATTACTACCTCTTACAGTTAAATTATGTGATGCAGATGGTGAATCAGTTCCGATAGCAACGCTACCATCAACCGTTAAACTATCAACAGCAGTAACAGCAGTGTCGATAGTTGTTGTAGTTCCGTTTACGGTTAAGTTCCCTTGAACCGTAGCGTTCTGAACTGTAATGTTTGGGGTACCAGTAAGTCCTTGTGCGTTAGTTGCAGTATCAGTATTACCAGTTACATTACCAGTTACATTACCAGTTACATTGCCAGTTACATTGCCAGTTAGGTTACCAGCAAAACTAGTAGCAGTTACAATACCAGTAACATTTAATCCATTAGGAGCATTGACACCAAATGGAAGTTCAGGTGCGCCTGTTCCTGCCCTGTTAACAATTTTGTCAGCTCTTATTCTGGACATCGATTATCTTATGCCTTTATAGTTGTATTTAGCGGATTATACCTTATATCTAATAACAACAATACCATGACCACCACGGGTAGCACCGAAACTTCCACCACCAGATGGACCACCGCCGCCACCACCGCTGTAATCTTGTCCAGAATTTCCTGCGCTTCCTTTTGCCCCACCATTTCCACCACCACCTTGACCACCTGCACCAGCAGTTCCTGGGTTTGGATAGTTATTTCTGACGCCAGATCCACCGCCGCCACCATACCAACCACTTAGTGGATTAAGTGGTGATACACCAATTAGTGGACCAGCGAATTGTGAAAATTGTACTCCGGGACCACCACCGCCACCCTTCCTATTAGGAGCAGAAAATGTTCTTGATGGAGTACCAGATTGTCCAGGTCCACCAGCACCACCTCCGCCGCCATTAGTCATAGCACTTTGGTTAGGTGATTCGGGTTGATTAGCATATCCACCAGGACTGCCGTATCCAGTTAAAGCATGTCCTGGAGTTGGAGATGGTTCTTGAGTACTAACTGTTACATAACCTTTCCGTGGTCCTGTGCAAAAGACTTCACCATTTCCTTGTTGGGTATTCATACCACCGCCGCCAGATCCACCGTCTGCACCTTGCTGCCAACTACCACTATACCAACCACCATATCCACCACCAGCAGCAGTATGTCCATCGAATGAACTATTTTGTCCACTATCACCATTCTGCCCTTGTCCTACAGTGACAGACTTTGTTCCTGAAGAAATTGTATAAACACCGTGAAGAATTCCACCTGCTCCACCACCACCGTGTCCAACACAGCAAGCACCACTGTCGGCACCACCACCACCTGCAGCGACAATCAATACTTCAATCTCTCCACCAGTAGTGAAGTTAATAGATCCAGGACTGGTAAATGTATGATACTTATATCCATTACCAGGTTGTAATCCATTGGCGGCATTTCCTCCAGATGCAACTGCACCAGAAGAACTTGCAGCAAGACCCATTGGATATCGAACCATAACGACACCCGCATAACCAGCTCCTCCTGCAATAGCAGAGTCGGGACCAGAACT